CCATTAGTTTGTTCTCTTAATTTCTTCAAAGTCATAAAACCATTTATCTTTAGCACTCCACTTAGCATGATTTTCTACGCTATAAACTTCGGTAGGTATTTTAAAATCAGGCGTTTTTAGTTCTGCGGGTACAAGAGATACATCATACCATAAGCATCTGTTATTAGGTTGACACGCAAACTGTCCGTTATCTAACTTAATAAAATTATAGGACTTATGTTCTTCAACGCCTTCACTAAAAGTTGTATCAATTATATTAGGGTTAGAAGAAGCAAAATCAATTGTGAATAAATAATTACCAAAATGAAACTGCCTATCTTTGCCATAAAATTTAACTTTTAATCCGCGTAAATTTGATTTCTCAATCACCGCCATATCATAAGATAAACAATCCCATATTTGCAAATAGTCTAAGGGTAGGGGATCATCAACTGCTTTCCATACATAAGCGGATATGGGTAGCTTGTCATAAAGTGCACCATAGTTTGTAAGCATTGACTCAATACGAAAGGCTTGGCCTTTAATTGCTTTAGCAGTCATCCATACACAAGGTTCTAATTCACCGTGCCCTGACTCGTGATTATATAAAAACTCTTTGCGAACAAAGCATTTAACAGGAGGTATGTTAGCTACTAAAAAAGCCATTATTCTTTATCTACTTTCTGAACGTTCCCCGTCGATTTATTAAGTTCATACTCAGGTAATACTTCTTTTCCTGCGGGTTTCATTTGATCCCATTCTTTATCTATAGGTAATTCTTCTTTTTTCTTCCTAAAGATTAAGTCAAAATTCTTTTCAAATTGTTCATTATTAGGTTTAGATTGTAACCAATCTCCTGTTACATCATTCTGTGCCGTTTTTTTCATAGTGTGTCCTTATATCTTTTAGTAAGTCTTCAAAGGTTAATTCATCTTTATCTTTAGCAAACTCAACACTCATTAAGTATCGGGTTGTTTCAAAATTATACGCTGTGTGTGACACTTGCGTGTTAAATATATAGTATGTTGAGGGTTTATACTTTAATTCTTCTATTTCAAATACTGCGCCCTCTTTGTTGGGAGCAAAGGCACAAACACTTCTATCAAAAGGAGTTAATAGCATATTAATACCTACACCACGTCTTGTATCTGTGTGCCAATCATAGCAAGTGTATGGGTCTAGTTTGAGTACGCCAGCTACAAAACTATAACGGTGTGATAACCATATAAAGAAGTCGTCTTGGAATATGATCTCGGAGGGGATACGCTTGGCGTCAAAATTATAATGCTCCACCCATTCACTAGGTTGAAAAGCAAAGTCTTGTAAGTCCTTAAATATAGTAGACTTCTTGCCTATCTCATAATAAGGTTTCATTTAAAGAACCTTTCTGTATGTCTATTATTTTTATATTGATTCCATTTAGCAGGGACGACTTGAATATTATTAGGTACATGAAGCCCTGAAACTGTTTTACCTTGTAAAGGAATAATATGATCTACATGCCAATCCATATTAGTTAGTCTTTTTCTCATATTAGCTAATGCATAAGCTTCTTTTATTATCCATAAATCATCATTAGATAACCACGTAGGACACCGTTTCTTTTTAGAGGTATATCTCTTCATACCATTTGCCCTCATTTGAGCAATATATTTTTCTGTATGTTTTATCTCATGATATTTTTTCTTAGCGTACTCTCTAATATGTTCACGATTTTGTTCTCTATATTCTTTACTTTTACTTTTTATAAATTCATTATATGTAGCGTATTTATTTTTAAAATAATCTTTTCTACGTTCATACCTTTCAATTTCTTTTTGTTTTACATGTTCTTTGTTTTTTGCATACCAATTTCTTTTCCATTGAGACGCGTGTTCGTTATTGTCTTTAAACCATTTATTAGATCTGTCTCTTATTTTTTGTCTATTCTTTTCTCTCCATGAAGCGTCTCTTGCATTTCTTTTTAATTTTCGTTCACCATACAATAATTCTCTTTCTATACATTTAGTATATTTTCTACACTCGATAAGGGCTTTCTTTACTAAATATTTTCGTACCCACTGTACTTTTTTATAAGTTCTAGGCATTAGCAGTCCCCGTAACTATCTCCAAAGTGCGCCTCACAAGCTACGGGTAATTCCGTTGCCCAATCAGGCGGGGTTGACATCGTATCAATAATAAACTTCATCGCATCATCTATCTCTGCCTCAGGTATCACATTCACTACCGCATCATGTACCGTTAAGACAGGTCTATACTTCTCATTAATCTTTAACATCTGCTCACCAATAATAATCCGAGCCAATGCCTGTACCACATTCTCTACCACAGATCCGCCCCAAATAGATATGAATCCACGTCTTGACTTATATACAAATTTAGATTTAGCTTCTGACGTATCCCAAGTAAGACCCGGATATTTAATATATAACCCATTAGGTAGCTTGATGCCTTGAGGTGTAGCGTATAACGCATTGTGTTGACCAATAGGATAAGGCTCTTTACCACTAGGCCATGAGGCTATATCTCGTAGGGCTTCTTCACATTCGCGCCAAAGATCAATTACCTTACTATTAATATTACGATAAACACTTACTAACCTTTTACATTCACGTTCATCTAACTCAACACCCGCCGCCATTTTTAAAGTCTGTTGTAGTTTAGCCCACCCTGTGCCATAACCTAATCCTAAAATACAAGTCTTGCCCACCGCACGTTCAGTCTTATTAGCTTTAGTAATAGGTCGTTCGTAAACAGTTGAAGCAAACTCACAATATACATCGCGTTCTTCTTTATACCATTGAACGACATCGTTCTGCCCCGCTAACCATACTAATACTCGAGCCTCAATCTGTGACGAGTCAGCGTTAATAACCTTATGTCCTTCAGGCGGAATGATTGCGTTCTTTAATGCTTTCTTTTTCTTATCTCGTGCGGGTAAGTTTTGGAAGTTAACCTTATCTGAGCCTGCCCATCGTCCTGTATGCGCCCCGTAATATTTAAGAGGAATAGGTAGCTTACCTTTGTTACGTCCACCAATACCAATGAACCTTTCAATACGAGATTCTTCTATCGTTGACTTCGTGCCTAACCGAACCGTGCAAAGTTGTTGAATGAACGGGTCTTCATGTTCACATAAATCTATGAAGCCTTGATCGCCTTTAGCTAGTGCATACGTTTCTTTGCCTGTTGCTGGACTGATCTTTGTAGGGACTATGACACCTAACTCTTGTAGTATTTCAGCAAACTGTTTATTAGATGCGAGTTTAGCCCTGACACATTCTTCTGTCTCACATTCTAACTTAACCATAAGACCTTGTAATAACTCTGACTTCTCAAGTTGGACTTCAATGAGTCGGTCTTGTAACAAGGCATCATCGACCTCGAGTAGAGGCTCAGTATACATACGAAGTGTTAAGTCAATAAGATCAATCTCTGACTGAGGAAATTTAGGGGCTAACACACCGAATAGTTTGTAGGTAAGTTCAACGTCATTTATACAGTAGCCCGCGTATGCTGACAATTCAGTCTCACTAAAGTCTTCTAACCTTTTACCTTTTGCTTGAACGACTTCTGTACCTTTTATACCTAGATCATAATGTTCGACTAAGTATCCTAAAGACCCACCCACTTCAACGCCGTTAGTAGCCCGTGCCATAGACAGAGTATCCAAGTAGAGACCAGGAATGATACCAAAACGGAATGCAAGAATAGCCCCGTCGAACTGCGTGTTGTGACAAAGAAGGGCAGAGTTTTTCCAATCAATTTTGTTAAGAGAATCTTGTATGACTTCGTGAGACCCCGTAACCCAATACGTTTCGCCTTCATCAACCTTGATACCCACGCCGATGACTTGGAATCTCGCATCTCTTATATACTCCTCTGTAGTTATACCTGAAAGAGAAAAACCTACATCGTAGTAGGTCTCAAAATCTAGTGTGACTAGTTGCATACATGCCTTTTAAATGGTGGGCTACTCGCGGGTATCAAATTAAACAGAGTTTAAAAAATGCTTTCGCCCATTAACTTTATAGTATCGATAATACTACCACAAAAGCAAAGAATAATCCAAGCATAATCCTATTGGTGATCTTCTCATCTTTTTCTATTTGATCTTCACTTTCATATGGTGTGCCCCATGCTTCTCTTGCTGAACGAGGTGTAGGTTTATTAAAGGCATCAGGGTTAAAGAATCGCCACCCCTTCTTAGCATTCTTTTTAAACACTTTCATTTGCCATGTTTCAAATTCTCTTATTGCTAAACGAGCTTCAGGACTAAAGTTATTTAAATTTGCGTTTGCCACAATTTTTCCCCTTTTATTTTGCGTATTTTTCAAATTCATTACGGCACTCAACTGAGCACCATCGTCTATCATCTTCAATGGGTGTTTCACACCATATACAGCACCCTGTTTGATTAGAAGGTTTTTTGATTTTATCATGCGCGTTCCTTATACCAACATTGATAGCGTGTTGCACCAAATCATTAGCTATATCAATGTCGTCACTCATACGTTATATTTTGTGCCTTTTCTTAACGAATTTGTTTCTGAAGTCAAACTAAAATATCTATTCCAATTACTATTAGATCCTTTAGGTAATGCTTTAGGTAATTTAATTTTATTCTCTTTAGCTAGTTTTCTTACTCTTTCAGCGTTTCCCGTTGCGTGTAATACAATTTGATTACGAGTTGCTTTTGGATACTTTTCCATATACTGATTTACTGCTTCAATAAGTTCTTCATCAGTTTTCTTTTTATAATTTGATACCATTTAATACGTTGCCTCTCCTACTAAATTAAAAAGTTCTTGTTGAATTTGTGGTTGTGTTTGTTTAGGTTCTTTGTCTAGTTTGATTACCTTAACATGAGGATTCTTTTCTGTAAACCACTTCGCCTCCTTGACAGACCATCGATACTTGCGTATGACTTCGCCTTCATCATCTACAACTGCGTAACTAAACGGAATCATTCTACGTTCTTCCACCAATAGCTTTGTCCTCTGCGTTTATGAAAGTTGTCATAAAATCTTTTGTTCTTATCTGATACTCGTATTTTAATGACGCGCTTCCTTAAACTAAATAAACCTTTGACTTGATATACAATCACTTTACTTCTCGTCTTGCAATCTCTTTAGCAATCTTGGCACGCTTCTTGCCCGGCTCTTGAACCTTATCAAGCATCTCATATAATACTTTTAATGCTAATGCTTTTAATCTGTCTTTACCCGTCTTTGTTTTAAGAGGGTTTGCATGTCTTTTACTTTTGTGTATTTGTTGTGTCGCCATTTACTTTCTCCGTTTGTTCTGTTTGTTTATTAAACCCTAAATCTTTTTTAATATCTCCGCCCCATACCGCAATCCATAAAGTTAAATAGACTGCAAGTATAACTGCCCCTGTTTCCATATTAAAAACTCCTTTGTTCAAAACATTCTAAGTGTGACTTAACAAACATATTAGTTTTTACTTCTTCGTAAAGTTCACCTTGTATGCATTTAAGATTCGCCTTGTATTTCTTTTGCGTATTGGTTGCTTCCATCACTGCCCATGTAAGTAATATACCTATGATAAATCCTACAATAACAAACCCCGTGCCATCATATTTTTTAGAGTCCATTGTATGCCTCCATCATTTTTTGTGTTGATTCTTTATAACTCTTAATACCTGTGATCTTCTCTGCTTTCGATTCATCTTTGTAGAGAGGTGTAATCGTGATGTAATGTTTCTTATTGGGTAAGTCTCTTATCCATGATAATTCTTTAGGTCTGAATTGTGTTATCGATGACCATACTAATTCGCCGTTGATATTGAATTCTTCCGTTGACCATGCGTAAGGTTGTTTGTCCATGTTAAGTCTCTAGTAAAAAATATGGTTGTTTATTATAACACGGGGTTTCATGCCCCATTGGTTGTTTAATGCTATATGGTGAAAGTTCGTCGCACCTTTACTATAATCTTTTGCTTTTAAATTTAAAATCTGATATGCAATATTATAATACTGAGTTCCTTTTAACGTCTCAGGCGATGGCGGTTTTAGTTTACCATACCATGAAAACTGATAAGGTTTCTTCATTTCAATACAAACATTTTCAGGTTTAAAATCAGCGCGACGATATAACACATAACCCACTGCGATCTGTCCCGCTAATCCTTCGCCTCTTGCTTCCATAAATATAGTTGTAGCTAGGCATAACAATGCTTGATCTATCATACGACCTCCTTGTTTAAGGGACTAAATTAAGATTGATTTCTTTCTCGGCGTTCTTTTAAATATTTTTGCCAATACCAATCAGCCTTAGCAATATCTTCGTCACCATTCTTAAGTCCTTCTCGCCAAATATATTTAACGTGATTTCCTAAAGCGAACGCTTCGATACCTTTAAGGTTTTGGATTATGATTTTGATAGCATCAATACACTCAATATTGCCTTGAGTATAATGAGCGGGGTGGTTTACGTTGTCTTCTTTCTTACTTCTTTCGTATTCTTCTGCTAATGTTTCTTTCTTACCAATCTTTACTGTTTTACTTTTATAACTATTAAGAATTTGTCTTAATCTTGTCATTGTATCTCCTTTGCTAGAGCCAATAGTGACTCTATATTATCTTCATTTATCACGATTGCCAAGCCCTGATTGCGTTTTATGTCCTCAATGTTGCGTAATTGCAACAAAGTAGGCTTGTTATCACCTGATTTACACTCGATCCCTATGAATTTACCCTTATAACACGCGATAATATCAGGCACACCGCTTCTGCCATATCCGTCCATCATAGGTGAGAAGTGATATGCGCCGAGATCATCTAATATCTTTTTAACTTGCTTCTTAACTTTGCTTTCAGGTGTTGCCATCTCTAACCTCAAAATCTAAATCATCACTACTTTTAACTACGTCATCAAACTCTCTATCTGTATTGGCTCTATATATGTAGTGCATCGCGTTCTTTTGAACTTCCCCTGTATGAATATCTAATGCACCATCAAATATGTAACCACAACCTTTTAAAAATAATTCCATGTTAGCAAGTACATCACCTAGATCGTCGGAGTCAAACTCTAATTTATTTCTGTACCCGTCGTCTATCATTTCTAATTTATATTTTGTCATGGCTTGTCCTTAAATGGTTGGTATTACATTCAACTCTGATTGACTAGATGTCCACAATGCACCCGCGTCATTACCTTCATCATCACGCATAGCAATTATCCAATGGCCGTCTGTAAACTCAATCACGAGTCCCGATTTATCCCATGCAATATCTTCACGTTCACGATCATCTAAATATCTCACGCGTCGGATTGTTTTACCTACTAAAAAATTACTAGCTAGATTTCCCCAATATTCTCGGAATTCTGCGTTACTTGATACTTTAACGTCCGTCATTTTTTGTCCCCGTTTCTTTTAGTTTATGTTGTTCAACACTACATTTCATACCAAACATAATCGCGTCAAAGATGTTATAACGTTCGACCTTATCATGTTCTTCTACTTGTTGCTTTATAGCTTCATCATTAGTCTTCACATCGTCCTCCTACACATGAACGGGCTATGATCTCTTGTTCTAAATCATTGTATGCGTCCGCTTCGATTAAATGGTTTTGATGTTTCTTCAATCTGTCATACATTGTATGCTCGGTCTCAACGCTATAAGCATTTACCACAAAACCTTTCTCTCTTAATGGTTCAGCTAATATTGTATTGACGTGGTCACTAGGTTCAACACCCCATGTAGTCACTTCATCATACTTCGCGTCTTCCATTGATACTTCTAACACTACGCTAAACTTTTTCATACGTTCTCCTTATAGAAACCAACTGCCAAGTAATACACCCGCTAATAACCATGCGCCATAACTCACCCAACTCTTTTCTACTTCGACCCATGACTCTGCACCTAACTTATTTTGAATTTCTTTTTCAATTCTAGCTTGTTCTTTGTTAAACTTTGTTAGGTTTTTATTGATGCGTTTTTTACCTAACTTTCTCATGCGTTGATAGTCGTGGGTTAAGTCGTTTAACTTGTCTTCAATATTAACTTGTTGTTTCATCATTACCTCCTTGTATTAAGTTAATGATCTCCGCTTTAGCTTGTGTCTTGCCTTCGTGCACTCCTTTAACATACGCTTCACTGAGTAGCATTCCTATATCGTTATATTCTTTGTCAAACTTGGCTTGTAGTAATTCTGTTAATTTCTCTTTAATTTGTTCCATCTTTTTTCTCCTTAAGTGTTATTGATATATCCTTCCAACTCCGTTAAAAAT